CTACGGATTTATTATATGGTGGAAATGAAAGAAGTACAAACGCTGGAGTATTCTATTATCTATATCCATCTCAAGCGCAAGGTTCACAATTACAACCAACATTGACGGGTGTTAAATACGCAGGACAACTTTCTAAAAATGTTGCGGCATCATTAACATTTGTGACAGCATCTCAAATAGTATCAGCATCGGTTAATTTGTTGAGAAACAATAGAGCGTTTATACAAAGTGAATCATTAGCTTACTTAACTGCTAGCTGGAGTACATTTGAGTATGATAAGGATAAATGTAAGAGAGATGTTGGTTATATATTAGATGGTGTTACTACCGATTTATTATATGGTGGTAATGAAAGAACTGTATTGAATGGTAAATTCTATTACGAATATCCATCTTTAGCAATCGTTGAAGGCGATGGTGATGGTGTTGGACAATTAGGACAAACAATTGATGGTATAAATTACGCAGGTAGAATAGCACAAAAGATTGCACAAAATATACAATTTGTAACTGCATCATTACAAGCATCAGCATCATTTGATTTATTAAGAAAGAATAAATCATTTGTGGCAGCTGAAACTATCGCTTATGTAAGTTCTTCTTGGAGTGGTGTATATTATAACGAAGCAACTTGTAAGAGAGATGTTGGATATCTAATAGATGCGGCAGCAACGGATGTATTATATGGTGGACAAGAAAGAAGTGTGATAGCAGGACAGTATTATTACTTATATCCTTCTAACGCAATCAATAAGGGTGTACCATCAACTCAAAATCAATTAGACCCAACTCTTACTGGTATTAGATATGCTGGAAAGTTATCTAAAAAAGTAGTAATCAATCCAACTTATTTAGAACCATCTGCATCTTTAATAACAACAGCAAAATTATTGACAGATAACAAAACGTTAATACAAAAAGAAACTATAACATTCTTATCTTCTTCTTGGAGTAACTTAAAATACAATGAAGCAAGTTGTAGTAGAGATTTGGGATTTATCATAGATGCAATTAGAACTGACTTAGTTTATGGTGGTAATGAGAGAAGTATTGAAGCAGGTTCATACTATTACAAATTCCCATCAGTAGCAATTGTGGAAAGTTATGGTGATAATAATGGACAAAAGAAACAAACGGTAGATGGTATTAACTTCGCAAGAGGATTATCAGAAAAGATAGTAGCAAATACTCTATTAACTTATTTAGCACCGTCTACTAAGAGAAGACAAGCAGCTGAAAGATTGAAAGCTGGTAAAGAAGAATTAAAACAAAGAGCAATTGGATACACAAATGGAGCTTTCCCATATTTAGTATATAATGAGGCAAGTTGTTCACGTGATACTGGATTTATTGTAGATGCGTGTGTTACTGACTTATTGTATGGTGGAAACGAAAGAGGAATTAGAGCAGCATCTTCATACTACGATGGCCAATACGGAAGTGCGGTGGTGGTTACTAGAGACCAATTAGTGGAAACATTAGAAACTAATAGATATCTAAGAACTAGAGCAGAATTTATCGCAGCAGGAGCACCATTAGAATCATTTGGTTCTCTAATTGTGGCAACTGGTATTGACTACTCTTATAATGGTAGTGGTGTGACATTTAAAGCACTTCCTCCAAATCAGGGTGGTAGTGGTGTTCCAAATCCTGATTTTGAAATTACCGAATTGGGTGGAGGTAGAATCTTCTTCACATCGGGTAATCAGGATGGTGACTTTAGAATTGGTACGGGATTAAGTATTAATCAGGCAACTGGTACTCTTGTGGGTAGAACATTTAGTAAATCTCTATTCTCATTAGTAACTCCGTTCTCATTGGCACTACAAATATAAAAAAGAAAATAAAAAATAAAAAGAAATGGCAGAAGTTTTTATACCGTTAAATCGATTCCAGTCAGTTGTAACAGGACTGACTGGTGAACCTGATGAAATATATACAACTCCGGTGGGGGTATCATCAATTGTGTTATCTTGTCAAATTACAAATAATAGTTTGGTAACACAACCTGTTACTATATTTGTAACATCAAATAAAGAAATACCTGTACCTCAATTTGGTAATGTATATAGTGGTAGTGGATTTGTAAGTTCTTCTGTATCTTTATCAAATTTTAGTGGTAGTTTTTCTAGCGCATCTTTATTATTAAATGCAAATAGACAATTTTTAAGAAAAGAAATAGCAGCATACACTCAAAATCAAAATAATTTATCAGAAACGCCATTTGTATTTATATCTGATTACTTTGAGCAAAATACTTTAGATGATGTGGATGCAATCAAATATGATATTGCGAATAATACAACAATTAGAACAAACAAAGCAGCAAAAGCATACTTTGATAAAAATGGTAAATCTCTTATAGATTCAACTGAATACTCAGCATCTTTATTTGCTTTAGATTATTTAAAAGTATTATCTAATCAAATTATAAAAAACCAATCAACAACTGGTTCGGCTGATTCACCATTGTTATTTCAAAGTGGTGTTACTCAATCTGTACTAACTGGATTTACAAATGGTACTGAAGCTGGAATATCTGCATCTATATATCTTGTAAATTCTTTAGTGGATGTAATTAAAGAAACTATTGAAGCTCCTGTTTTTACTGAACAAGAAGCTGTAAGATTAGTTACTAATGTTACAATACCACCAGCGGATTCGCTTTCTCCCGTAGTTTCTGGTAAATTAGTATTAGAAGAAACATACGGATTCATTGTTTCGGGCTCAACTGAATTAACTGTAGTTCTTTCTTTGCTTGAAAGTGCGAATGAATAAGTGATATTATCTTTGGGTAATATTTATAAGGGATTCATTATATTTATAAAAAAGCTGGAAAGTAAAGAATGGCAATTAGTAATCTATTAACGGGTAGGGTAAGGGTAATTTCACCCAAAAATGTAACACAAGATAGGTATCAGTTTTTAGATTTATCTCAAGCTGAACCGAATTTAGGTGTCCCAAATTTCTCAGCATCTCTTTCTGGTTCTCCAGCTATTGTAGTTTCAGATGACCAAGGTAATAGAGGATTTGTAAGAAGTTTAGATTTAGATAGGGTAACTGGACAATTTACTGGTTCATTTACTGGTAGTGCCCAATCTTTAAGTGGTAGTTTTACTGGTTCTTTTACTGGTTCTTTTGGTGGAGATGGTTCACAATTATTTAATTTACCTGAAGCACGAATTATAGCAAGTGGTTCGGCAACGGCATCTTTTAAGCAAGGCGATTTAGTAATCAATACAAACACTAGAGTTCAAGGTGACCTTTATGTTGATGATACAATTTATGCAGAAACTATAATTGTAAGTTATATATCATCATCAATAATTTATTCATCGGGTTCAAATATTTTTGGTGATAGATATGATGATAGACAAGAATTTACTGGATCTGTATTAGTAAGTTCATCCATTATTGTAAATGATATAACTGCATCACAATCAATTAGTAGTTCATTTACAGGTTCTTTCTTTGGAGATGGTAGAGATATATTTAATTTACCACAAGCTACAAGATTATCAACCGGTTCAATAACCGCATCAGTAACACCTGAAGATGGATTTAGAGTACTTTCAATAGAGAAGGGTTCAACTTTTACAGGTTCCCTTTTTGTAAGTGGAAATATAACCATACCATCTGGTAGTGGTTTCTTTAGTGGTAGTGGTGAGGGATTATTTAACATCCCACTTTCGGCACTTAATATAGATTCATTAGTAGCAAATAAAATAGCAAGTGGTAGTGTAACGGCATCTGTTTCACCTGTATTTGGATTTAACGTAAACTCATTAGCAAGTGGTTCTACTTTTACTGGTTCACTTTTTGTAAGTGGAAACGTTGTAATACCATCTGGTAGTGGTTTCTTTAGTGGTAGTGGTGAGGGATTATTTAATATACCATTATCAGCACTTAATATTGATTCGTTAGTATCAACTGAATTAGCTAGTGGTAGTGTAACCGCATCAGTATCACCTAATTTTGGATTTAAAGTAGAATCACAACAAAGTGGTTCTCAACTTAGTGGTTCGGTTAATATTAGTGGTAGTTTATTCGTATCACCATTTAGTGGTTCGATACAATTGGCATCTGGTTCATCTTATTATGGAGATGCTCAATTCCTAAGAAATATACCTCGTTCAGCATTAACCGAAGATGCATTAATATCTACGGAAATAAAATCAGGTTCAGTAACCGCATCGGTTTCACCTGATTTTGGATTTAAAGTAGAAACTCCATTTACTGGTTCTCAATTTGGTTCTCAATTTACTGGAAGTATTGATGTTAGTGGAAGTGTAAAGGCATTCTCATTCATTGGAGATGGTTCTCAATTAACAAACGTACAAGCTGCAGTAGCTCCAAAAATAGAGTCTGGTTCAGTAACGGCATCAGTATCACCTAATTTTGGATTTAAGGTAGAATCTCAAACAAGTGGGTCCCAATTTACGGGTTCTATTCAAATTAGTGGAAGTGTATTTATTCCGTCTGGTAGTGGTTTTTTTAGTGGTAGTGGTGAGGGGTTATTTAATATACCATTCACATCATTTACAGGAGATGCTTTTAGAATAGCAAGTGGTAGTGTAACGGCATCAGTATCACCTAACTTTGGATTTATAGTTAAATCAGAAGAAAGTGGTTCTCAATTTACAGGTTCTCTTTTTGTAAGTGGGGGCAGGGGTATAGAATTGACCTCCGGTTCATCTTATTCTGGAAGTGGTGCAAGACTATTTGATATACCACGATCAGCACTTACTCCGGATGCACTCCTATCAAATTTAATAGCTAGTTCTAGTGTAACGGCATCCGTAACTTCCGATTTTGGATTTAGAGTACAATCCATAGAAAGTGGTTCGCAATTTACAGGTTCACTTTTTGTAAGTGGTGCTAGGGGTATTGAGATAGCATCGGGCTCATCTTACTCTGGTAGTGGTGCTAGATTATTTGAAATACCCATTAGTGCAATTGAAGATTTAGACCTTTCAAGAATTGGAAGTGGGTCTGTAACCGCATCAATTACACCAAATAATGGATTTAGAGTAAATTCGTTCTCAACCTTTACAGGTAGTATGCTTATATCAGCATCCGCAACGTATTTACCAACATCATCAATACAAACTGTATTTAATGTAACAAATAATGGTAGTATTTCATACACTTTTGATGGAGCGGCTATTAATGCAAACCCAACATTATTTTTAGTAAGAAATGTAACTTATACATTCAACTTAAATGCAAGTGGCCACCCATTTTATATAAAAACAATACCATCTACTGGAACTACAAATGTATATAATACAGGTGTAACTAATAATGGTGATGATAATGGTGTAATTTTATTCACACCAACATCCGAAACACCGAATACTCTATATTATAATTGCCAATTCCATTCTTTGATGGGTGGAATAATCAATATAGTTGATGGAATTTTACAAAGAGGGCCCGATGTTGTTATAACCGGTAGTTTAAATGTTAGCGAAATTGTTAGAGCTAGAGAATTTACTGGTTCATTTAGTGGTTCATTCTTTCAAGGAGATGGTTCTGGCTTGTTTAATATACCTCGTTCTGCATTAACTGAAGATTCATTTAGAATAGCAAGTGGAAGTATAACTGCATCGGTAACACCCCAATTTGGATTTAGAGTAGAATCTGCAACCGTTGGTTCTGAATTTACTGGTTCAATTGATGTAAGTGGTTCGGTAATTGCATCGGCTGTAGCGGCTGTATCAATGAGTGCATTCGATATAAGCGGTTCATTTGTTGGTGATGGTAGTAGATTAACAAACATTATAATACCACCATTAGAGACAACGCAAATAGCTAGTGGTAGTGTAACAGCATCAGCTGAACCTGATAAAGGTTTTATAGTAAAATCAGCACAATTTGGTTCACAATTTACGGGTTCAATATTTGTAAGTGGCAGCAGAGGTATTGAATTAGTTTCTGGTTCATCTTACTCTGGAAGTGGTGCTAGATTATTTGATATCCCAAGAACAGCATTAGCACCAGATGCATTAGATACTAATAGAATTTTATCTGGGTCTGTAACCGCATCCGTAACACCTCAATTTGGATTTAGAGTAGAATCTACCGAAAGAGGTTCACAATTTAGTGGCTCTTTATTCCTAAGTGGTTCAGTATTTTTAAGAACAGGTTCATTTAGTGGTAGTGGTAGACAATTATTTGATATACCAATTGCTGCACTATCTGATTTAGATACATCAAAAATATTTAGTGGGTCTGTAACTGCATCTGTATCTCCTAATTTTGGATTTGTAGTAACATCTGTTGCTAGTGGTTCTATATTTAGTGGAAGCTTGGTAGTAAGTGGTAGTTCTAACTTTAGAATGGGTGTATCAGCATCCGTATTTAGTGGTAGTGGTGCTGGTTTAACCGATATTCCATTTTCTGCACTTTCTCAAGAATTATTTAGAATTGCAAGTGGAAGTGTAACTGCTTCCGCATTAGCTGATAGAGGATTTGTTGTTGAATCGGTAGCTAGTGGTTCAAGAATTACTGGTAGTGTTGCAATTACAGGAAGTTTAAGAGTAACTGCAACATCTGGTTCTTTAATATTAGATTCATCATCTGCGTATTTTGGTGAAGGTACTTATTTAAGAAATATTCCTAGAAATGCTCTTAGTGAAGATGCATTAATATCAACTGAAATCAAATCGGGTTCGGTAACGGCATCGGTATCACCTAATTTTGGATTCATAGTAAAATCTGCCGAAAGTGGTTCTGAATTTACTGGTTCGGTTGATGTAAGTGGAAGTGTGACCGTAAAAAGTGGTTCATTCTTTGTAGGTGATGGTAGATTCCTTAACAATATTACACTTGCCAATTTAGCAATTGATTCAACAAAAATATTTAGTGGAAGTGCAACGGCATCTATTTCACCAACCGAAGGATTTGAGGTAAATACTCACTCTAGATTTGATGGTAGTTTTATTGTATCTTCGTCTGGAAGACCTACTCCTTCTTATTTAATAGATAATGTATTTTTAGTAACAAACGATGGAAGTAGTGCTTATAATATAAGTAATGCATTAGTAAGTGGTTCAAATCCAACAATAACTTTAGTAAAAGGTGTAACTTATACATTTAATGTAAATGCAAGTGGACATCCGTTTTGGATTAAAACTATAAATTCTACTGGAACTGGTAATGCATATAATAGTGGTATAACTAATAATGGAGATGATAGTGGTTTAATTATTTTTACACCACCATTAGATGCTCCTGATACTTTGTATTATAATTGCCAATTACATGGTTCTATGGGTGGGGTGATTAATTTATTGAATGAATTAACTATTCCTGCTGAAATTAAATTTATTGGTAATACTAAAATAGAAGGTAATTTAACTGCATCTATGTTTAGTGGTAGTGGTAGAGGATTATTTGATATACCTCGTTCTGCTATAACAGAAGATTCAGTTAGAATAGCAAGTGGTAGTGCTACCGCATCAATTGCACCTGATACTGGATTTATTGTAATTACTCCATTCACATCATCATTTGGTGAGGATGGTTCATTTACCGCATCAATAGCATCTAAATTTACTGGTTCAATTTCTGTATCTGGTAGTTTATTTGTGAATGATATTAGTGGTGGTTTATTTATAAATTCTTCTTCGTTCTTATACGCTGATGGTACATTTCTTAGAAGAATACCCCGTTCAGCATTAACCGAAGATGCATTAATTAGTACGGAAATTAAATCAGGTTCAGTAACCGCATCAGTTTCACCTAATTTTGGATTTGTTGTAACTTCTCCATTTACATCTTCTTTAGGTGAAAATGGCGTATTTACAGCATCAATAGCATCTAAATTTACTGGTTCAATTTCTGTATCTGGTAGTTTATTTGTAAATGATACAAGTGGTGGTTTATTTATAGAATCATCATCATTCATTTATGCAGAAGGTACATTTTTAAGAAACATACCTCGTTCAGCATTAACGGAAGATGCATTATTATCATCATTTATTGTATCTGGTTCGATAACAGCATCTGTAACACCTGATGAGGGATTTAAAGTTATTACTGATAGAACTGGTTCTCAATTAGGTTCTCAATTTACTGGTTCAATTGAAGTTAGTGGAAGTATTAGAGCAACTGATTTCTTATTTGGTGATGGCAGATTTATAACAAACGTACAAGCTGCAGCAGCACCTTTAATAGCAAGTGGGTCAGCAACAGCATCGGTACAAAGTGGAAATAAATTAATAATAACAACCGGAGCAACTGGTTCTGGAATTGGTTCTGAATTTACTGGTTCGATTAGTGTTAGTGGTTCACTCTACGCATCAGATTTTATATTTGGTGATGGTAGATTTATTACTAATGTACAAGCGGCAGCAGCACCTTTAATAGCAAGTGGTTCTGCAACAGCATCGGTTCAGAGTGGAAATACTTTTATAGTAACAACATCAGCAACTGGTTCAGCTATTGGTTCTAGATTCACTGGAAGTATTGATGTAAGTGGTAGTGTAAAAGCATTTACATTTATAGGAGATGGTTCTCAATTAACAAATGTACAAGCAGCAGCATCACCTTTAATAGCTAGTGGTTCTGCAACAGCATCGGTAGCAAATGGACAACAATTTATTGTAACAACTGCACCATTGTCTGGTTCATATCAATCTCAATTCACATCATCCGTAGCAATTAGTGGTTCAATTACCGCATCTATTTATTTTGGTGATGGTGGTGGTTTATTCAATATCCCACCCGATGCGATTGAAAACTTAGAATTAAATAAAATTAACTCTGGGTCTGGTATAGCAATTATTGACCCAACTAAATTAAATGTAAACGTACCAATAACTGCGGCAAGATATGATGGTGATGGTAGTGGATTATTTAACATTCCACCTGATGCATTGGATGATTTGCAAATTGATAGAATTCAGTCTGGTTCATTTGAAGCGGTAATTTCTCCAAATAGAGGATTGCAAATTGGAACTAGAACATTTGTATCTGGTAACTTAAGTGTTACTGGTGGATTGTTTGTAACCGGAGGAAATGTAATAATATCATCTGGTTCATCGTTTATTGGAGATGGTAGTGGATTAACAAATATTAATATTGCTAATTTAGCATTTGAAACATCACTATTACAATCTGGTTCTGCCATAGCTAGAATATCTCCAAATTTTGGATTTGTAGTAAATACATCATCTTTAATTGATGGTAATTTAGTAGTATCAAATCAAATAACAGCAAGTAATTTAATATTTGCACCATTATTTACTGGTTCATTCTTAGGAACATATAATTTCCAAGGAGTAGGACCAACTGCATCAGCGGAATATGATATCTTAAGATTTGATGAAAATAGAGGATATTTTGTACCTCAGCCTGAAACAACATTAACTGAAACTGTATCATTCAATAGTGTAAGTGATTTAACTATCGTACACAATTTAGGTATAAGATATCCAATGGTTCAGGTGTACGCAACTGGTTCTGAAGACCAAATATTGCCTGGTCAAATAATATCAATCAATGATGATACCATACAAATTAAATTTGCTGGATTAACTTCTGGACACGTTGTAATTGGAAGTGGTGGTTCATTAATTAATGGTACAATACCGGGTGATAGAGTATTTGGGAATGTACTATCCGCATCATACGCAATTAGAGCTGGTGTAGCTGAAAGTGTTGTTGGGTTTGATTCTGCATCATTATCAGCATTAGGTGATTTACAAAACTTTGTAAGAAATTCACAAACATCATCGATGAGAGTGTTTAGTGCAGTAAGTTCTTCTTACGCATTAACAGCATCATACGCATTAAATGCAGGAGATGGTGGGGGAACTGATTTATTTGTTTATTATACAAGTTCATTAGTAAAATCACAAACTGCAAAAATTAATTTTACTGGTAGTGGTGTAAGTGTTACAACATCTGGTTCAGATGGAGTATTGGTAACTATATTAGGTGGTGGTGGTGCTGGGATTGGTGATTTACTTAGTTCACAAACTTCTTCAATGTTGGTGGGTACTGCTTCATTAGCATTTACCGCATCATACGCTCTTTACGCTCTAAATGCGGAAGGAGTAAATACGGCATCATTCTTACAAGTAAATAAAGATAGTAATATTAACGCAAACTTAACTATTAGTGGTAGTTTAGGTGTTAGTGGTAGTTTATTATTACAAAGTTTACAAACTGGTTCATCTGAAGATGTTGTAATTTGGAATAGTATAACAAAAAAATTAGAAAGAAGAAATATAGCAGCTGCTGTGGGTTCTTCTGGAACTGGTGGTACTTCTGGTTTTGATGGTTCTGCTGGTTCATCGGGAACTTCTGGAACATCGGGAACTTCTGGTACAAGTGGAGTAGATGGTACATCTGGTTCATCTGGAAGTAGCGGTTCATCTGGCACAAGTGGAGTAGATGGAACATCTGGTTCAAGTGGAACATCTGGTACAAGTGGTAGCAGTGGAACATCTGGTTCAAGCGGAACATCTGGTTCAAGCGGAAGTAGTGGAACATCTGGTTCAAGCGGAACATCTGGTTCAAGCGGAAGTAGTGGAACTAGTGGTTCTACTGGTTCGTCTGGAAGTAGTGGAACATCTGGTTCATCTGGAAGTAGCGGAACTTCAGGAAGTAGCGGAACATCCGGAACAACTGGTTCTGAAGGTACATCTGGAACGTCTGGAACATCTGGGTCATCTGGTTCATCTGGAAGTAGTGGTAGTGGTGGAACATCTGGAACAAGCGGTACATCTGGAACATCTGGTACATCTGGAACATCTGGTACATCAGGCTCTTCTGGTAGTGGTGGAACATCAGGAACATCTGGAACAAGTGGTTCATCTGGTACTTCTGGAACAGCTGGTAGTGGTGGTTCTTCTGGAAGTAGTGGTAGTGGTGGTTCTTCTGGAAGTAGTGGAAGTAGTGGTAGTGGTGGTTCATCTGGAACTTCTGGAACATCTGGTAGTGGAGGTTCATCTGGTACTTCTGGAACAGCTGGTAGTGGTGGTTCTTCTGGAAGTAGTGGTAGTGGTGGTTCATCCGGAACTTCTGGAACATCGGGAACATCAGGTTCATCGGCAACTGCTGGTACTGGTGGTACATCTGGTAGTAGTGGAAGTGGTGGTTCATCTGGAACAAGTGGAGTAAGTGGAACATCCGGAACTTCTGGAACTTCTGGAACAAGCGGTACATCAGGTAGTAATGGTATAAGTGGAACATCGGGAACATCTGGTACAAGTGGTAGTGGTGGTACATCCGGAACTTCTGGAACATCGGGAACAACTGGTTCAGCTGGAACGTCTGGTACAAGCGGAACTTCTGGAACGAGTGGAAGTAGTGGTAGTTCTGGTACAAGCGGAGAAGATGGTTCGTCTGGAACATCTGGTTCGTCTGGAACTAGTGGTACATCGGGAAGTAGTGGTACAAGTGGTAGTAGTGGTACATCGGGAAGTAGTGGTTCATCTGGAAGTAGTGGAAGTAGTGGAACATCGGGTACAACTGGTTCTTCTGGAACATCCGGTACAAGCGGAACTTCTGGTACATCGGGTTCAAATGGAAGTAGTGGAACTTCTGGTAGTAGTGGTTCTTCTGGTACATCGGGAACAACTGGTTCATCTGGTACTTCTGGTATAGATGGAACTTCTGGAACATCTGGTTCATCGGGTACTTCTGGTGTAGATGGTACAAGCGGAACGTCTGGTACAAGTGGTACATCGGGAAGTAGTGGAACATCAGGTAGTAGTGGAACTTCAGGAATAGATGGTACTTCTGGAACTTCGGGAATAGATGGTTCATCTGGAAGTAGTGGAACTTCGGGAAGTAGTGGAACATCGGGTACAACTGGTTCATCTGGAACGAGCGGTACTTCTGGTATTGATGGAACTAGTGGCACCAGTGGTACATCTGGTTCAAGCGGTACATCTGGTTCAACTGGAACGGATGGTACATCGGGAACATCAGGAACAACTGGTTCATCTGGTACGTCTGGTATAGATGGAACTTCTGGAACATCTGGAACTGATGGTACTTCAGGAACTTCTGGTAGTAGTGGTACAAGTGGTACAAGTGGAACTTCTGGGACGTCTGGATTAGATGGAACTTTCTTTGGTTCTTCTGGCTCATCTGGAACTTCTGGGACAAGTGCAACATCTGGTACTTCTGGTACAAGCGGAACTTCTGGTACTTCTGGTATAGATGGAACTTTCTTTGGAAGTAGTGGAACATCTGGAACAACGGGTTCTGATGGAACATCTGGAACTTCTGGAACTTCTGGTACATCGGGCTCTTCTGGTAGTGGAGGTTCTTCTGGAAGTAGTGGTACGTCTGGTTTAGATGGTACATTCTTTGGAAGTAGTGGTTCAAATGGAACTTCTGGAACTAATGGAACTAATGGTACATCGGGAACTGATGGCTCAACTGGTACTGCTGGTACATCGGGAACTTCTGGTGAAAGTGGTACTTCTGGATTAGATGGAACTTTCTTTGGTAGTAGTGGAACTAATGGTACAGCTGGTACAAGTGGAAGTAGTGGAACAAGTGGAAGTAGTGGTACATCTGGAACGAGCGGTTCATCTGGAACTTCTGGATTTGATGGAACTTTCTTTGGTAGTAGTGGTTCAAGTGGTAGTAGTGGTACTTCTGGTTCTGGAACATCTGGAACTTCTGGTTCAAGTGGCTCATCTGGTACTTCTGGTTTAGATGGTACATTCTTTGGAAGTAGTGGTTCAAGCGGAAGTAGTGGTACAAGTGGAGCTGGTACTGATGGTAGTGCTGGTACAAGTGGAACATCTGGTTCAAGTGGAACTTCTGGATTCGATGGTACATTTTTTGGAAGTAGTGGTACTAGTGGAGAGAGTGGTACGGCTGGAACTTCTGGTACAAGCGGAGAAAGTGGTTCGAATGGTTCTTCTGGAACAGCAGGAACTTCTGGATTTGATGGAACTTTCTTTGGTAGTAGTGGAACATCTGGTTCATCTGGAAGTTCTGGTTCTACTGGAACGGCTGGTACATCTGGTTCATCTGGAACGAGTGGTACATCTGGAACTTCTGGATTTGATGGAACTTTCTTTGGAAGTAGTGGAACATCTGGTTCTACTGGAACGGCTGGTAGTAGTGGTTCTACTGGAACGGCTGGTACATCTGGTTCGTCTGGTACATCCGCAACTTCTGGAACTTCTGGATTTGATGGAACTTTCTTTGGTTCTTCTGGAATTTCTGGTACGTCTGGAACTTCTGGAACTTCTGGTTCAACTGGAACTGCAGGAACGGCGGGTTCATCCGGAACTTCAGGTAGTGGAGGTTCATCTGGTACTTCTGGTTTAAATGGCACATTCTTTGGTAGTAGTGGTACTTCAGGAACATCAGGTGGAATTGGTTCAACTGGACAAGCCGGTACATCGGGAACTTCTGGAACAACTCCTCCAAACTTTACTTCTGGAACATCTGGAAGTGGTGGTACATCTGGTCAAACTGGTACATCTGGAACTTCTGGTACAACTCCACCAAACTTTACTTCTGGAACATCTGGAAGTGGTGGAACATCCGGTGAAACTGGTACGTCTGGTACATCAGGTACAACTCCACCAAACTTTACATCTGGTACGGCTGGAAGTGGTGGTACATCTGGGCAAACAGGTACGTCTGGTACATCAGGTACAACTCCTCCAAACTTTACGTCTGGAACTTCTGGTACAAATGGATTTAGTTTAAATGGTACAACTAATAATGGGTTACTTACATATCAGGATGTTCCTGTTCAAGCTAATGTAGAAAGTAATTTGACATTTGATGGTACTAGTTTATCTATAACTGGAAATATAGTATCTTCTACTCATATAACTTCTACAACATTTAGAGAAACATATTTGGATTTGGGACCTGGTACAAATACAACAATAGACCTTTCCCTTGCAAATAACTTTAGAAGACAATTTACTGGTACATCGGCAATATTGTTTACAAATCCTCCATCATCAAACGCATTTGGATTTACATTTACAATGGTTAATGCCGGAGGATATTCTATAACATGGCCTGCTAGTGTAGATTGGGTTAATGGAAGTGCACCAATATTAACATCAATCGGTACGGATGTATTATCATTCTTTACATTTAATAATGGTACAACATATTACGGATTTGTAGTTGGAAAAAATATGAGTTAATAATTATAGTTATGAGTATAGCAAGAAAATTAATACCATCGGATTCAGCACTAGTGTTTCCGTTTGTTTTTAGAATTACAACAACTACAACAAATACAGTATTTACTGTACCATTAGTTGATTTTGGTTTATTAAGACCTAGTCTTACAATAAGTTGGGGAGATGGTACATCATCCCCATTAATAACTTCATCTTCATCATCTGATAGAATACACACATACGCATCAGCTGGTACTTACACAATAACTATTAGTGGATTTATGCCAGGATTTTCGGTGAATAATAATATTAATATTAGAAACCTTATTACCGAATTAGTACAATGGGGAATTGTTGGATTAAGAACTATAAATTTTTATGGTTGTCAAAATCTAACATCCATTCCTGGTAGTGCTACTATTGATGATGTTGGTGGGTACACAGGATTAAACGAAGTTGTTAATTTTACATCGTTTTTTCAAGCAACTAGATTGGCAAATATACCCGCTGATATATTTGATTATTCACCAAACGCAACAACATTTTCCAACGCATTTGCATCAATATTAACATTAACTGGAGTACCAACTGGATTATTTGACAATGTGCCAAACGCAACAACATTTGCATCTTGTTTCTTTGCATGTCCGGCATTAACATCAGTACCATCTACATTATTTGACCAAAATATAAACGCATCAAATTTTTCTGGTACTTTTAGAAATTGTAGAGCTCTTACAAACGTATTACAATTTACGAATAATATAAATGCATTAGTTTTTACTAACTGCTACAATATGAGTTCTACATCAAACGCCCTAACAGGAACAGCACCTGAATTATGGAATAGAACACCAACTCCATCTGGAACTGATTGTTTTAATAATTGTGTTAATTTAACAAATTTCGCAACAATACCTGCAAACTTTAAGTAATATGTATTTAAGAATTATAAATGAAACCATAAACTATCCTTATACTATTAAGGAATTGAGAGAAGCATATCCTAATGTAAGTTTACCAGCCGAATTATCGGAAGAAGCTTTAAGTGAATGGGGTGTATATTTCGTAACATCAACCCCAATGCCAAATGATTACACAAAAAATATTATCGAAGGAACTCCTGTTTTAACGGATGGTGTGTATTATCAAAATTGGGTAAGTACAAATGCAACAGAATCTGAAATAAATTATAGATTGGAAAATCAATGGGAAGAAATTAGGTTTATTAGAAATCAATTACTTACAGAATGCGATTGGACACAATTAAGTGATGTTTCACAAACAATAAAAGATTTGTGGACAGCATATAGACAACAATTAAGAGATATAACCAATCAACAAAATCCTTTTAATATAGAATGGCCTATAAAACCCTAAAAGATATGGAAGTTTATATTTATACCTATAACAAAATAGTTAAGGTAAAATGATAATACACAATCCTATATTTTCGGGTTCTATAATTCAAGATAGAAATAATGCTTTTGCGGATTTAAGTGGTTCGTTTACTGGTTCTTTAACTGGTTCATTTAAAGGTACAATTGATGTTCAACAAGCATCATTTGCAAATTTAAGTATAACTAATAAATTATCGGTAAGTGGTTCTTTAATAATGACCGGCTCGATGAATTTAACAGCAGGTGGGTATTTGGTTGATAACGTAAACGTATTGGATTCAGCAATAGCCTTTGCAATAGCATTGGGATAAAAATAAAATAAAATGGCAAATACATTTAAAAATAGTATAAATAGTTCAATCGGAACAACGGGTGTTAAAGTTTACGAAGCACCAATAGGGTCTTCTGCAACGGTAATTGGTGTGAATGTAGCTAATGCAAATTCTAATAACATTTCAGTTAGTGTGATGATGAAAGATATATCAGCAAACAAAGTTGTGTATGTTGTAAAGGATGCGTTAATAGTGCCTGGTAGTTCTAACGTATTAGTTGGTGGTGAACAAAAGTTAGTTTTGGAAAGTGGAGATTTTCTTTCAGTAACATCATCATTGGCTAATTCGGCAGATGCAATTGTTTCAGTATTGGAGATAACATAAAAGTTTTAATGAATGGAATATTTGGGTAAAAGTCCTAATGGGTTAAATCAACTAAGTTCATCCTTAGTTGGTTTGTTTGTAAGTGGTAGTAAAATAGTAGAGTTTTCATCAGCATCACTAAATGTTGTTGGTAGTGTTACTGCTTCCGGAATACAAGCATACGAAATAGATTCTTTTGGAAACTTACCATTGGAAATAAAATCTAATACTCAAATAACTGGGTCATTGGCAATATCATCTTCAATAAGTTCATCTTTATTTAGAGGAGATGGTAGTGGATTGTTTAACTTATCAGCTGGAGCTTTAGGAGACCTAAATCAAATTAAATCAGGTTCTGCAATTGCACAAATTTCACCTAATAATGGATTGGTAATAAACGTACCAACTTCAATAAGTGGTGGATTAGCAGTAAACGGAAATTCAAATGTAACTGGTTCGATTGTAATAACACAAAACCTAAACGTTGGTGGCAGAATTACAGCAACCGAATTACATACAACCTTTATTTCATCATCTGTAATATTTTCATCTGGTTCAAATAAATTTGGTGACAACGTTATTGATAGACAAGAAATAACTGGTTCTCTTAATGTAAGTGGTTCTATCTTTGTAGGTGGGGAGACAATACCAACCGATAATACAACAAATGAGGTTTTGGTATTGAATACTACAACTGGTAGAATTAGTAGAAGATTTGCAGCTGCAACTTCTGGTACATCGGGAACTTCTGGAACGTCTGGTACATCGGGAACTTCTGGAACAAGTGGTACATCTGGTTCAACTGGTTCATCCGGAACATCTGGTTCATCTGGAACTTCTGGGAGTAGTGGAACGTCTGGAACGTCTGGTACATCAGGAACATCTGGAACAAGTGGTACATCAGGAACATCTGGAACTTCTGGTACACGTGGTACTTCTGGTACAAGTGGTACATCTGGTAGTAGTGGAACATCCGGCACATCTGGTACATCAGGAACATCCGGAACAAGAGGTACATCAGGAACTTCTGGAACTTCTGGAACTTCTGGTACATCTGGACAAAGTGGAACTTCTGGTAGTAGTGGTACTTCGGGAACGTCTGGAACATCTGGTTTAACTGGTAGTAGTGGTACAAGTGGAATAAGTGGAAGTAGTGGTACATCTGGTACATCCGGAACTTCTGGAAGTAGTGGTACAAGCGGAACAAGTGGTACAAGTGGAATAAGTGGAAGTAGTGGTACAAGCGGAACAAGTGGCACAAGCGGAATAAGTGGAAGTAGTGGTACAAGCGGTACAAGTGGTACATCTGGTACAAGTGGAATAAGTGGAACAGCAGGAACATCTGGTACAAGCGGAACAAGTGGTACATCTGGTTCAACTGGTTCTTCTGGAATAACTGGAGCTGGTGGATTAGGTGGTACAAATGGTACGGGAGGAACTTCTGGAACGAGTGGTACATCTGGTACATCCGGAACTTCTGGAACATCGGGAACTTCTGGTACAAGTGGTATAGGAGGAGCAAGTGGTTCAAGTGGAACATCTGGAACATCTGGAACTTCTGGTACACGTGGTACTTCTGGTACAAGTGGTACATCTGGTTCGTCTGGTACAAGCGGAGCTAGTGGAAGTGCTGGTTCATCGGGAACTTCTGGTACATCCGGAACTTCTGGAACAAGCGGTGTGAGTGGAAGTAGTGGAACAAGCGGTACACGTGGAACTTCTGGAACGAGTGGTACAAGTGGAGCTAGTGGAAGTGCTGGTTCATCTGGTTCATCTGGTACAAGTGGTACAAGTGGTACAAGTGGTACAAGTGGAACTTCTGGAACAAGCGGTGTGAGTGGAAGTAGTGGAACTTCTGGTACACGTGGTACTTCTGGTACATCGGGAACTTCTGGAACAAGCGGAGCTAGTGGAAGTGCTGGTTCATCTGGTACAAGTGGTACAAGTGGAACTTCTGGTACAAGTGGTGTAAGTGGAAGTAGCGGTACAAGTGGAACTTCTGGAACAAGCGGAAGTAGTGGTACAAGCGGAACTAGCGGAACTAGTGGTACTTCTGGAACGTCTGGAAGTAGTGGTACAAGCGGAAGTAGTGGTACAAGCGGAAGTAGTGGTACATCGGGAACGTCTGGTACATCTGGTACAAGCGGAAGTAGTGGTACAAGCGGAACTAGCGGAACTAGTGGTACTTCTGGGACTTCTGGAAGTAGTGGTACATCTGGAACAAGTGGTACTTCTGGAAGTAGTGGAACACGTGGTACTTCTGGAACTTCTGGTACATCAGGAACTTCTGGAACAAGTGGTTCATCTGGAACTTCTGGAACTTCTGGAACTTCTGGAACATCAGGAACTTCTGGTACATCTGGAAGTAGTGGTTCGTCTGGTTCGTCTGGATTATTATCATTAACTGGTACAACAAATAATGGTGTAATCACATTAAACGGAAGTGCACCAAACGCAACCGTTGAAAGTAATTTATTGTTTGATGGTAGTACATTGACAGTAAATGGAGCAGCAGTAATTACAGGTAATTTAGTTGTAAATGGTACAACTACTACTGTAAACTCAAATACAATAAATTTAGGTGATAATATAATCACATTAAATGGAGATTTTACAGGTTCATCAGCACCAACTGAAAATGCTGGTATAGAAGTTAGGAGAGGTTCATCATCAACGGTATCATTCTATTGGGATGAAAGTACTGATAGATGGACAGCAGATAATACTTTATCAGTAAGTGGTAACGTAGTTCTTAGTGGTACAATTGATACTGGATTAGGTGCAACTGAAGTTTATTTAATGAATCAAAATGTTCGTACAACCGATTCACCATCATTCAATAGAATAACATCAACTGTAGCAACTGGTACATCACCATTCGTAGTATCATCTACAACTTTAGTTAGTAACTTAAACTCTGATTATTTAGGTGGACAGCAAAATTCATCGTTCTTTAGAAATTTAAGTGGAGGAACTGGTACTAGTATTGATACTTATGTTGATAATGGATTTAGAACCTTAAGTTATACAGGATATAGTTCGGGATTATGGTCTACTAATATGGGTGGGTCTACTGGAACAGTCCAAATGGAGTTTGAATACAATACTCCTGTTAGAGGATTCAAAATAAGAAATAGAACGGATAATACAACTTGGTCATCGGTTGGATGGGTAACAATGACTACCGCAAATCAAGGGCATATTGGTGGAACAATTTGGCATAGTGCGAATGATGGAGCTGGTACTGGATTAGATGCGGATTTATGGGATGGTTATCAATTTTCTGATTATCTAAACCAAGCAGTTAGAACATCCGATTCCCCATCATTTAATAAAATAAGATTAACTGCTGCTGGTAATAGTTCTGGTGGTAATATCCTAATGGGACCTGCTGGTGAAGGTACTAATAAATTTTCAACTTTAACTGGTACTCACTATAATGCAACATCACAAGCACAAGGAACAACCATTATAGGAGCATATAATAGTGCAGCCGCAAACCAAATTTATATTGGAGGAAATATATATGAAGCTAACCCAGCAACTCAAATAGATTTTTATACACATAATGCAATTACTCATGCTACTGGTGGAAGTTTAAGAATGAATATTAATAGTTCTGGAAATATTACTGCTAACGTAGATTTTAGAGCACCAATATTTTATGATTCGGATAATACAGCATATTTTATAGATGGGGCATCCACTTCAAACCTAAATGATTTAAGAATTCAGGGTGATATTAGAATGGAAGGTTCGGACTCATATATTTGGATGCCGAACAACAACTCACTTTCAACTGGATTTTATGACCCGGTTAGTGGTTTAGTTCCTATCCAATTAAATGGACCTGCTGATGGTATATTCATTGGTAATAACATGTGGCTGAGTTATAATACTGCTAACAACAATAATTACAATGAAAATATTAGATTATACCCAGCTGCAAATGGTGTATCGGTAATTGGATTTAGAGCAACTGCTGGTAGTACGGGTGGAACACCTACTACTTCTATATTAGGTTACTCTGATAGACATGAAACACGTGTTGGTGATACTTGGGAAACAAGAATATATTCAGGATATGCTGAAGCAAGAGGTTCTTATAGAGCACCACAATTTATTGATAGTAACAACACTGCATTTTATATAGACCCTAATGGATATTCAAATGTATCTCAATTAAACGCTGCTGAATTTTTTATTGATGGGTTGAAAGTTTTAAATAGTGTTGGTTCAAATACAGCAACGGGTACTATCAACGCAATTTGGGGTATGTTAAAACCAACTGGATACAAATTATATCCGGATGAAGAATTTCAAGATGGTAGTAACTCAATTCAGGTATACAACAATGCAGGTGGTTCAGCTGTAACCATAACAAGAAAAAATGGTTCGTTTATTGATGGAACTGCGGCTAATATGCCAAATAGAAGTGGATTTGTATTAGAAATTCAACATGCACCAACCACTTCAAACGGAACAAGTCCTGGTTATGGTGGTTGGTACTTCGCAGCAGGTACGGGTCCTTCAAGTAGAAGGTTATTATGTGTATTCAAAATGAAGATACCTGTTGGTAGAAGTGTTGAATGGGCATCTAACTCTATTGGTTCTAATGGTACTGGTGAATGGTTGACATCAAATGCAGGTACGGGTCAATATCAGGATTATGCATTCCTTGTTCATTCTGGTACGGCATCATTCTCATCAACTCACTTCTTTTATATTGTAGGTGGTTCAACCGCAACATTCTATACTTACTTAGCATCTGCAACTGTTTATGATGGTACTGATATTGATGCTGAAAGAACAAGAACATACGAAGCTACATCAGAAATGAGAGCTGGTGTGGGTATGTACGCACCGATTTATTACGATATAGATAATACGGCATATTACTTAAATCCAAATGGTTCTAGTATATTTGGTTCTACCACTCAATATCTTTTAACATTGGCTCATAATATAGCTAATGGTGATTTTAATGATGCATTGTTTGTACAAAATTTAGCATCCGGTCAAAGAGTTCAAATTGGTATGAGTACTAATGATACCGATGGACAACACCATAGAGCATCTTTAAGAGCATATAAAGGAACCGGAACGTATGAAGGTGTATTTGGTATTGCATTGAGACAAGCAGGGAGTGCAAGTCATATACAAAGATTTACATTAAGTGCTGCTGGTGATGCTAGTGTAGATTCTTCTTTCAGAGCACCTCAAATTTGGGGTGATAGTTTTTATGATAATGATGGTACGTTCTTCTTTAGAACAGGACAAAGTAGTGGAACTACTAGACACATAAATTTAGCAGATAGTAATTCAGACCCATCATCTGTAGGTTCATCTACTGGTATTAGTTCTGGAGCTAGAACCGATGGAAATCTTTATTATATGATGTATGTAAAGGCACCATATAGTAATGGACTTGCTACATATACAAGACTTTCTTTAGGATGGCACACTGGTGTTGAAATAGGTGGTAACCCTGCTTATGGTGGTACTAGATTTATGAATGACTCACCTGGTGTTTCTACAACTGAATTAATGGGGGTTGGTGTTGGTGACCAAAACGTAAGAATAACAAATACATTATTCGTTCCTTATATTGCGGATAGAGATAATACGGCATTTTATTTAAATCCGGCTGATACTGGAACTTCAATTAATATTGCAGGTTCATTAAGAGCAGCAAATTACAATAGACCGGCAATTCTTTCAGTATCAAGTGGTACTGGTTCATCTGGAGGTTCTTTGGCAATACAACAGGAAACAGCAGAAGGTTGGACTGGTATATTTGTTGATTATGAGCCATATACTGGATGGGGATTGTGGCATGATAATCCAAACAATATGTTTGCATTTACATCCGAAGGTTCAACTGGACAAATTCGTTCATTTACTGTACCTTCAAGAGTAAGTGGTAATAGAACGGCTTATGAGAAATTTAGAGTTGACCAAAATAATGGTGACGTAATTGTTGGTAGAGATGGATACGCGCAAGCATCATTTAGAGCACCAATATTTTATGATAATGATAACACTGCTTATTTTATAAATGCAGCAGAACGTAGTCTATTGAATAGAATAGAAGTTTCTAGAAATGGTGCATACGGTGGATATGTAGAAGCTGATTTAATAGTTGGACATGGTGGTAATGATAGACGAGGCTTTGGACAAGCTGGTGGTTCTAATATTATGTTACGTTCATCGGCTAAATCATCAATTACTGCATTAGATGAAAATCAAAACTTAGGACAAATTTCTTATGAAAACTTAGCTTGGACTATTGGTGAAAACGTTGGATGGGGTACGCAAAGAGTTGAATTTCCTGGAGATGTTAGAGCACCAATATTTTATGATTTAAATGATACTGGATATTATGTAGACCCTGCTGGCGGAAATGCTAGAATTGGACGTGATTTGTACGTTTCTGGTTATGCTGGTGGTGTTGTTGGTAATAGGATTATTGTAGGAGATACATCAACACCTTATTCGTTGTTGGATGGTAACGTAAGACCTATGGTTTACATTAGAGGTAATTATCCTGTATTAACATTAGACCATACGGTAACATCAAATACAAATCACGGACCTACAATTCAATTCGTTCATAATGGATTAAATAATAGACAATGGGTGTTTGGTTCTACTGGTGATGGTATTTCATTAGATATAGGATTTTCAAATGGTTCTCAAGGAAATAGTAACTGGAATCCACATAATGGTATTGCTGGTTATCTTGGTACAACCTTTATGAGATTCCGTGAAAATGGAAACATTGGTTTAGGTTCACAAGGCGATTGGGGTGCTATTGGTGGTGGTGAACCTGGATATGCAATAGACACTAGAGGACACTTCTATAATAATAGTAGAGTAGATGCACCAATATTCTATGATGCAAATGATACTGGTAGATATGTTGACCCGAATGGTGAAAGTAGATTAAATGGTAGTAGAATTTACCCAACATTGGCAACGGGAAGGGGTTCATACTCCCAACCATTAGCAAACTTAATTTTACACCCAACATCAGCAAGTCCGTCTGGATATGCAAATATTGAATTCTTTTCAGATTATAATACACCTTCAGATGGTGCAGCAATCACTTACTTTACTGGTATTGATGGTGGTGAAGCATCTCAATTAAGAATTCGTTTAAATAATGACTTTAACGATGGTATTGCATTATGGGGTGGATATATTGATTTTAATTGTCAAACTGTAGATGGGCCTAGTCAAGGATATAGAAATAACATATTCTCATTCCAAAGAGTAGGTACTGAAATTGCATTCATTAATAGTAATGGTGTAATGCAAGCAAATGGTGATATGAGAGCACCAATATTTTATGACTCTAATGATACTTCATATTATGTAAACCCTAATGGATTTAGTAATTTTGCTCAATCAAATGGACAAGTTGTAACTATTACAAAAACAGGTTCAGCACCGGGAAACAATAGTACTATGTTGGTAACAAATAGTTATGGTAACCACTCTTGGGGTATAACTGGTGAATTCCGTATTGAAGCAAATGGTGGAGCTGATAGACCTTCTATTTTATTCTCTAACGGATTTGATAGTCAAACATGGAGTTGTGGATACGGATATAATGATTCTGGATTTTTTAGAATTAATCACGACCACGGACATAGAAATGGTTCTTGGGGTACTACTGATTTCTACATTGATAGAGGTGGTAACTCATACTCAAATGGTAGTTCTAGAGCACCAATATTCTATGACCAAAACGATACAGGTAGATACACCGACCCAACAGGTCAATCATTTATAAGAAATTTATGTGTTGGTGATAACAACTATAATCATGGATATCCGGGTGTACTTCAAATAGGTAGTACATCATATAACTATAACTTCCAAAATGGTAGTTGGGCTGGTAGTATTACAACTGGTATATTAGCAAACTGTGCAGATGAATGGGAATTTTCAATACATGATAGTGGAACTTCAGTTGAATCAGTATTCATATATTCTGGTGGAAGATTATTAATGGGAAGAAATATAGGTTGGGGTACGACTTATATAGAAGCAGCTGAATCGTTTAGAGCACCAATATTCTACGATTCTAATGATACCGGTACTTATATAGACCCTACTGGTACATCTCGAATAGGAGCTATACAAATTTCACCAAGATCTTCCACATCAAATGAAATTCGTTTCTATGGAGTTGTTGGTGATAACCCCGGCTCATATAACCACGGAGCTATAATAGAAAGAATTTGGAGAAATGGGGATGAATCAGAATTATTGATATTCAAAGGTAATGACCCTGATGTATCAACTATACATGACCGTTTAAGACTTGCGGCTTGTGGTAGAGTTGTATTCCATTCATATAATACCTATGGTAATGTTGATGATTATATGTCAGCATCTGGTACTGGTAACATCAATGGTTCTGGATTCTTTAATGGCAATGACCTTTATGTAACCGGTAACGTAACTGCATATTATTCAGATGAAAGATTAAAAGATGTTATTGGTCCAATTCCAAACGCACTTTCTAAAATAATGAGTTTACGAGGTTTCTATTATACAAATAATGAAACTGCAAAAAAATGGGGTTATACCGATGATAGTATTCAATTGGGTCTATCGGCACAAGAAGTTCAAAAGGTATGTCCGGAATTAGTTCAACCAGCACCATTTGATATAGAAGCTGATGGAACATCAATATCTGGCGAACATTATTTAACTGTTAAGTATGATAGATTGATACCTGTATTAGTAGAAGCAATTAAAGAACAACAAACCGAAATGGATGAAATGAAATCCGAAATAGCTGAACTTAAGAAACAATTGATGGAATTATTAAAAAAATAAAATAAAGTATATTTATAGAATATAAACATAAAATAAATTATTATGGCATTAACATACGAATGGAAATTAATAGGACTTAAAAAACAAAACACAGAAGAACTTTCTGATGTTATTGTTGGTACTCAATGGACATTAACAGGTACCGATACCGATGGTAATACTGGTACATTTAACGGAGCAACTCCATTTACAATTCAAGACCTAAATGGTGATGGTTTTATAGACTATCGTGATTTAACAGAAGAATTAGTATTAGACTGGGTTAAAAATATTGTAAGTGGTTCAACTTCATCAAATTATATGAATCACATCAATCAACAAATACAAAAGCAAATAGATGATGTCAAATTTGCAACAATAACTGTTAGTAGTTCGGATTTACCTTGGTCTCCAACATCTGGTAGTTCTGCTCAACCAACTGTGGCAGATACTCCACCTGTTTAATAAAAAATATAAAAATTTTTATTGTTAAATATCCAAAGTGCAGATTTATAAACAAATTTGTGTTTTGGATATTTTCTTTATATTTATATCTGTATTTCACAACTAGCAAATACAAACCTAAAATACAAATTGAAGAAATAAAATGGCAGAAAGAATCGTATCACCTGGCGTATTCACAAGAGAAAATGACCTATCCTTCTTAGCGCAAGGAATTGGTGAAATTGGAGCAGCATTTATAGGACCTTTTAAACAAGGACCTGCATTCGTTCCTACTATTGTTAGAACGCAATCAGAGTTTGAAGAAATCTTCGGAACTCCTGATGGAACTTATTATACTGAACACGCAGTACAAAACTATTTAAGAGAAGCTGGAACGGCTACAATCGTAAGGGTTGGTGGTATAGGTGGTTACACCCAAACTGCGCCTTTAGGTATTTTTGCATCCGGTTCATCTAACCAAAGTTTAGGTACTAAATTAGTTGGAGTGTTATATTCAACCGCTGTCGGAGATGAAGGTGTTGGATTTGCATCATCAACAATAGTTAGTAACGATGCAACCGATGGTTCATTTGTGATTAACACATTGGCTGCAGGTGTAAATGTATCGGCATCAATCCTACCAACAGCTACTAATGATTTATCGGATGTATTTGGTGAATCTCCATTTGGTTCAAAAGCTGCTTATACATACAACTATTTTGAAAACATTGCAGCTTTATACACTGGTTCTCTTGGAAATAATATTGTAGTATCTACTGACCCATTACCAAATCAAGTTTATGGTGATGTTAAAACAGCAGAAACTCCTTTTGTTAAATCTCAATTGATTAGTGGTGAGAGATATGACCTTTTCAAATTTGTAACTTTAGGACATGGTACAACATATAATACTAAATTTAAAGTTGGTATTTCTAATGTAAAAGCAGCTGGTGAAGATGGTTCAACTGATTACTCTACATTTACTGTAACAATCCGTTCATTTGGTGATACCGATAAGAGAAAGAGTGTGATTGAAACATTTAATAATGTAAACTTAGACCCTGCTTCTCCTAACTACATTGCTAAGAGAATTGGTGACAGATATAATGAAATTGAATCTTCTGGTAAAATAACAGAATATGGCGATTATGCAAATAGGTCAAAATTTATAAGAGTTGAAATGGCTGAAAATAGTGTTGGAAATCCAATTTCAGCAGCACCATTTGGACATGGAGCATATACAAACCCAATTAGAGCAACAAATGATGCAGAAGCACAACAAATTCCGGCCGTAGTATATCAAACTGGTTCGGTAGTTAATACATCATCATCTCCAATATATTTTAGTGGATTTGATTTTGAAACTGCTGGTGTGGCAGATGATAATAGACAATATTTAAAACCAATTCCTGAAAGTGCACAAACTGGAGCAAACACTATATTTGCATTTGATTCGAATGGTATATTTATGGGTCTTTCTGGTTCTGCATCATCTGATATGGTTCATAGACAATTCGTTCTTGCATTCCAAGAAGGATTTGATGGTTTAAATCCAACCATAAAGGCTAATATAAGTACACCAATAACATCAGCAAACACACAAGGATTTAATTGCGCTACTGCAGCTTCTAATGGTTCAATTGCATATACTAAAGCAATCAACGCTATATCAAATGCAGATGAATACGATATCAATTTAGTTGTAACTCCTGGTATTATTCGTTCTGAACACCCAACTATTACTAATAGAGTAATTGATATGGTTGAAGATAGACAAGATTGTTTCTATATCGCTGATTTTGTGAATGTAGGTGCATCTATAACTGAAGCAACTGAAAAAGCAAACGAAGTAGATTCTAACTATGTAGCAACTTACTACCCTTGGATTAAGACGGTAGATGCTAACACAAATAAATTAATACCAGTTCCACCATCAGTATTGATGCCGGCTGTATTCGCTGCAAACGATAGATTGGCAGCTGAATGGTTCGCACCTGCTGGTTTGAATAGAGGTGGTATTATTGGAGCAGTTAGTGTATTGAATAGATTAACACATTCTGAAAGAGATACTCTATATGAGAACAAAGTAAACCCAATCGCAGCATTCCCTGGACAAGGTATTGTAGCATTCGGACAGAAGACATTGCAAGATAGAGCATCTGCACTTGATAGAATCAACGTAAGAAGATTACTTATCACTGTTAAGAAGTTCATCGCATCTACTTCTCGTTTCTTAGTGTTCGAACAAAACACAGCAACAACTAGAGCACGATTCTTAAATACTGTAAACCCTTATTTAGAGGCAATCCAACAAAGACAAGGTTTATACGCATTCAGAGTTGTGATGGATGAAACTAACAATACACCTGATGTAATTGATAGAAATATTATGGCTGGACAAATTTTCTTACAACCGGCTAAGACAGCGGAATTTATCGTAATAGATTTCAACATCTTACCAACTGGAGCAAGTTTTAACGCATAATACAAAAAACAACAAAGTAGATATTTATTAATATAATAAAAAGGATAATAAAATGGCAGAAATACTAGAGTTTGATAAGATGTTCTATACGAACTTCGAACCTAAGATGAAAAATAGATATGTGATGGAAATCGATGGAATTCCTTCATATATGGTTAAAGCAGCAGCTAGACCTTCAATCACATTTGAACCGATTGTGTTAGACCACATCAACATTAAAAGAAAGTTACAAGGTAAGGGTGAGTGGCAGGATATAACTGTAACATTGTATGACCCAATTGTTCCATCTGGAGCACAAGCGGTAATGGAGTGGGTACGTTTAGGACACGAATCAATTACTGGTAGACGAGGATATGCAGATTTCTATAAAAAAGATATAGATTTCTATATGTTAGGACCTGTTGGTGATAAAATTGAACAATGGAAATTAAAAGGAGCATTTATTATATCTGCAAATTTTGGTGATGTTGCATTCGATTCAAACGAACCAGCAACTATTGAATTATCTTTGGCTTACGATTACGCAATCTTAGAATTCTAAAATATTCCTTACGGAAGCTACCGAAGGACAACCCTCATCAGAAATGGTGGGGGTTTTTTTATTTTCAAAAATTTTAATTTAATGTATTTATATATACAAACTAAAAAAGATATAAAGTTATGGCAGAAGTTAATATTGCACAGCAAACCCCAACACCTAAACAGGTAGAGGCATTGAAATTTGATTTTCCAACGGAAACAATTGAATTACCATCAAAAGGATTGGTATATCCTGAAGGACATCCATTGAGAGGTGGTACTTGTCAAATAAAATATATGACAGCTAGAGAAGAAGATATCCTTGCAAATCAAAACCTTATTAAAAAAGGTATTGTATTAGATAAACTATTTGAATCGGTTCTAGTTGAACCTGGAGTAAATCCAAATGATATCTATATTGGTGATAAAAACGCTATTTTAATGGCAACTCGTATTTTAGGATATGGTGCTGATTATCAAATAGAAATGACTGACCCATTTTCATTAGAAAAGCAAACTGTTGTTATTGATTTAGGTAAAGTTCAAACAAAAGATGTTGATGATGATGTATTAAATTCAAAAAATAGATATACATTCAAATTACCATCAACTGGAACTGAAGTTATTTTTAAATTACTTACACATGGTGATGAGCAAGAAATTACAAAAGAAATACAAGCTTTAGAAAAATTAAATAAGAATTCTGGCACATCATTTGATGTTACAACTCGTTTGAAATATATGATTGTTTCAGTAGATGGTAATGAGGATAGAGGTTTTGTAAATAGATGGGTAGTTAATTCATTTTTAGCAAAGGATACAAAAGCATTTAGAGCTTATGTTAAAGAAATATCACCCGATTTGGATATGAAATTCCAATTTACATCTGAAATAACTGGTGAGATGGAGGCGCTAGATATCCCATTCGGGATTAACTTTTTTTACCCTTCCAACTGATTATAGAACCCAATTACATTCTCAAATTTGGGAAATGGTTCAATTCAGTAATGGGTTTACTTGGTCAGAGGTTTATCACATGCCAACATATCTTCGTAAATTTTATTTTAATAAGTTGATAGAACTTAAGAAAAAAGAAGCTGAAGAACATAAAAAGGCTCAATCAAAAATGAAATCAAACAAAGTGAGGATGCGTTAATATCCTCACTTTTTTATTTGTCAATATTTATAGAATATAAACACTATTTGTATGAATAATAAAAAACAAATTAAACAAGAAGGTATATTCGATGTTGCTGATAGATTCGTAGCTAGATTTTTCGATGGGTTATCAACTGGAGCAGCTAATAGTATTATCAAAAAAGCTGAACAAGCCAAATTACCACCACATGCAATTAAACTAATGAAAGATATTGAAGATAGGGGTGAAGAATTAAGAAGAATAGCAAAAGAATTAAAAAAGTAATTTAATAAATGGCACTAACTCCAGAAGAAAGAGCAGCTAGAGATGCCGCCCGAGCGGCGGAAGCTTCCTTGTCTATTTTAGAAAGAATTCAAAAATATAGAACTAGAATTCTTGAGTTACAAACAAAAGAAGGAGAGTTGAGTTCTGCAGAATCTGATGAACTATACAAACAAGAAATACTTCTTGCTAAAAATATTGCTATTCAAGAAAAAAGAGCAAAACGGCTGTTGGGTACTAAGCAAGTTGAACTTGATATAGCTAACGCATACGCACAGCAAGCAGATGGGTTATCTTCAATTTCAAAAGTATATAAAGGATTAACAGATGTTCAGAAGCAAAGTTTAGTAACTGTACAATCATCATTATCATCTGTCCAAGCTTCATTAATAGCTGATGAAAATAAAAAAGTATTATTAGATAGTACTTTAACTGGTATATCAGAATTGCAAGGATTGCAGCAAAAAATGGCAGAAACTGGACCGGAAGATGTGGAAACTCAAAAATCCATTTCAACTGCGTATGATGCTCAACTTAATAAGTTAAGAGAGGCCATTACAGTAAAAGAATCAATCGGTGAAATTACAGAAGCAGAAGCTAATGCATTATTAGCATCGTTAGATACACAACAAAATAGTTTGGCTGCGGCCCAAAAATATGGTACGATTACTAAGGAAACCAAAGAATTAATAGAGGCACAAATTCAGGCATACGAAGGTGTAAAAAAATCAATAAGAGGAGTACTTGGTACTTTATCTATGATAACAAAAGGACCAATGGGAGCATTGGGTGTGGGATTGTTAGGAGCAGGATTTGCGGCAGATAAGTTAGGAAAAAATATTAGAAGTTTTGGTGGATTTATTGATTCCGCCCAATTTTCAGCATTAGGACTTAGTTTTATATTTGATGATGCGGAAGAAACAGCAAAATCGTTATCAAAAGAATTTGGTGGATTAAAAGATGTAACCTTTAGTACTCAATTAAATACTAATTTAATGGCTACTAATATGGGTATTAGTGGTAACGAAGCAGCTAGTATAGTTGGTAGTTTTGCAAGAATGAACGATGGTTCAGCTTCAACTGCTATGGATATGGCAGCCACAACAAAAGAAATGGCAAAGGCAGCTGGTGTTCCTGTTGACCAGGTAATGAAAGATGTTGCTGGTTCTGCTCAAGCTTTTGCGGAATATGGTAAAGATGGTGGATTGAATATAGCTAAGGCTGCTGTATCAGCTGCTAAATTGGGAGTGGGTATGGACTCATTAACCAAAGTAACTGATTCCCTTTTAGATTTTGAAACATCAATAAATAGTGAATTGGAATTAGGTGCTATGCTTGGTAGAAATATTAATTTAGATAGAGCAAGAGCATTAGCATACGAAGGAAACATAGGTGGGGCTGTAAAAGAAACATTACAAAGTTTAGGTGGTATAGAAGAATTCAATAAAATGGATATCTTCCAAAAGAGAAAGGCGGCTGAATTATTGGGATTATCAGTTGAAGAATTCCAAAAGATGGCGGCTAATTCTGATAAATTAAATGATGATGGCACTGTTCAAGTTTCTACATTTAATCAAATTACAGAAGCTATAACAGCATCTGCAACCGCATCTGGTGGATTTTTAAAAACTATGGGTGGGTTGGTGTTAGGAGCTGCACAAATGGGTGGTTCTTTTGCACAAATGGGTATGGATGTGAAAGGTATGGCTTCGGGAGCACTTGACAAAATTAAAGGTTTCTTTGGAGGAGCAAAACCACCAATTCCTACACCTGACACTTCAATAACAGGACCACTAACCAAAGATGGTTTACCTGATAAACGTTTTAAAGCAAACCGATTACCAACAACACCAGCAACTCCACCATCACCAACAACAATGGCACCACAAGCACAAACGGGACCCGCTGACCAGGCAAATAAAATGTCTAAGATAAAAAGCGGAGATTTAATTAAAGGTGCGGTAGCATTATTGATATTAGCAGCAGCTTTATTTGTTGCAGCAAAAGCATTTCAAGAATTCGGAGAAGTTACTTGGGAGTCGGTTGGTATGGGATTAGTTGCATTGGCCGGATTAGCTGGTATTGCATTTATATTATCTAAAGCACAAGGAGCTATGTTGCAAGGTGCAGTTGCAGTTGCCGTTTTAGGAGCAGCTTTAATACCATTTGCATTTGCTATGAGTTTAATTGAAAATTTAAAAATAGATGCTGTATTAGCAGCCGCAGCCGGACTAGTTATGTTTGGGTTAGCAGCAGCTGGTATAGGTATGATATTACCACTTATATTAGCAGGTTCTGTTGGTATTGCAGCATTGGGCGCATCTATGATATTATTTGGTGCAGGGTTAATGCTTGTATCAGGAGGTATGGGTGCTATATCAGCGGTTATACCATTTGTTACTGAACAAATATCGGCATTATCACAAATTGATTTTCTACCAATATTAGGTTTAGCTGGGGCTTTAACTATATTATCAATAGCATTAGCAGCAGTTGCTGTTACTGGAATGATGGCACTACCTGCATTACTTGCTTTAGGATTGATAGCAGGAGGAGCAGCCGCAATTATGGGTGGTGGTGAAGGTGAGAGTGGTGATAGAACCGGTGAGTTGATTGATGAAATAAAAGGATTGAGAGCAGATTTAATAGCTGGTAAAATAGCAGTAAATATAGACGGACAAAAAGTTACTTCTAATGTAGGTAAAGTTGTATCTAGAATTAGTTCCAATTCATACGCTAAAGTATAACGATGGGAAAGACTATTGAAGAATTATTTAAAACAAAACAATTAGTAGATGGTAAAACGGCTGCTGAAAAATACGAAATTCGTAATAGTAAAGATATGCTATTACGTTCTTCTACCGGTGCTATGGATTTACCATTTAAAGCTGTACAAATAGCAAGAAGAAACCTATCATCAAGAACTAGAGAAACAAGATTAGAACAAGAGGTAACTGGATTAAGAATAATATCTAAATTAGGAGGCCCTATTATATATGGTACTGATATTTTTAAATTAAGTACACAAAAAACTGAAATGGTTTCCGCAATGAAAGATTCGGTTAATCCAAATAATTCAGCAGATAGTGGTTTACTTGGTAACTTATTTCAAAAAGGAAAAGAAAAAGGATTAGAATTATTAAATAAAATAGGTGTACAACTACCAACTAAATTAATACCAACCCGAATATCTTTAAATAAAGATTTCAAAGCAGGTAAAGAGCCAGATACAATGGCAACACTTGCTAAAATAAAGCAAGATGGTGCTGGTAATTTGGCTGGAAAGTTTTTAGCTCAAAATGCAAAAGGTACTCCTAAACAAATAGGTAACCAAATATTAGGTGGTGGTATCAATTTACTAAAAGGCGAAGTTAAGAAAAAATTATTCGGAGCACCAAAACAAGGTGCACAAAACCTTGCTAAAAAAGGTGAAAATGATGTTCAATACGATAGTACTGCAAGATATTCAGATACCGTTAATCCAATTGATGAAGATTATTTCAAAAGAAATGACCTTTCATCTATATTAGTAGCACAGGAGACAAAACAGAATGCTGACCCTGCTGTACAAAAAAGAGTAGATGAATTAGTTCCTAAAGGAAAATCTGTAAATACATCAAAAAATCCATTTGCTAAATTAGGTGATAAGGTAGGTGATATTAAAAAAGATAATGAGAAAAAATTATCACAAGCAAAAAAAGTAGGACAGCAAGAAGTATCAGCTGGAAAATCGGTTGGAGATACTAAAAGTGGAGGTACATCTACTACTGATGATTCTGTAATTAAATATTCGGATACTGTTGATGAAACATCTGATGATGTAACATTACGAAATGATTTATCTACTATACTTTCTGCAAAAAAAGAAAATGAAGCTCAAAATCCTGATAAGAAAAAAGAAATTGATGCAGCAAAAGGAAATACCGCTCCTGTAAATGTAAAACAAAACCCATTTGCAAACTTAGGTCAAAAAATAGGTGATATTAAAAAAGAAAGTGAACAAAAATTATCACAAGCGAAAAAGGTAGGACAGCAAGAAGTATCGGCTGGTAAAAAAGTTGGAGATACGAAAAGTGGAGGTTCAACAACTACTTCGGATTCTGTAATTAGATATTCCGATACTGTAGATGAAACACAGGATGATGTAAAGTTAAGAAATGACCTTTCTACTATACTTACATCAAAAAACGAAAAAGAAAAACAAACTCCTGATAAAAAGAAGCAAATTGAAGCAGCAAAAGGAAACGTAGGTGCTTTAAATGTAAAACAAAATCCATTTGCAAAATCGGAGGATAAAGTTAAATCTGCTGATAAAGATACAAAAGGTGGATTGCAATCGGGTAGAAAGTTAGGACAGCAATCTATATCAGACGGTACTAAAAAAGTAGGAGATTTATCAGAAGCTACTTCAGGTGATGTTATTACATATTCATCAACAGTAGATGAGACACAGGATGATGTAAAATTAAGAAATGATTTATCAACAAAATTACAAGCATTAATAAAAGCAAGTAGTGCAGTTTCTAGTGCAGGTGGTATTTCTGGTTTATCCAGAACTGATGTACAAATGAATATGTATTCATCTCTAAAAAATAAAAATGCTGGTAAAGAAAAATCAAAAAGTTTAAAAACCAAATATGG